GGGCAGTAATCAGGTCGTCACGGGCGGCGTCACGGGCGGCGTCACGGGCGGCGACGAAGTCGGCACGGGAGGCACCGGCGGCGAAGGCGGCGGCACCGGCGGCGTCACCGGCGGCGTCACCGGCGGCGTCACCGGCGGCACTCAATTCCTTGGCAACATCTTCACCGGCCAGCTTTCGACGCAGAAGAGCAGCGACAGCCTCAACAGCCTTGATCTGTTGAGAGTAATCACCGTCGAGCGCGCGCAACGTCTTGAGGGCGGAATGGTCGCCGTCATCCAGGCGCCGGATGAGGAACCGTATCAGCGCGTCCGGCGCGACATGAGCCGTGACCCAGAGCGCGTCGCCCAGACCGTTGGTTTCCAGCAGCAGCGCGACCGGGAACGGCTCCGAGTGTGTCTTGGCGTCCGCAGGCGATACGCCGAGGTAGTCGCGGATTTTATCAAACCCGGGTTCGCAAGGGCCGTGCGACCGGATTTCTGAAAGCGTGGTGGTAATCATGTCGTCCTCCTATTCCTCGTCGCGCGGCACAACGGTGCCGTCTATCTTGCGCTTGATCTTGTCGCCCCGGCCGCCCGGCAGGCGGCTGCGCGGCCTGTGTGCGCCGCTGTGCTTGCGCTGGACGCGCTTTGCCTTCGCGATGGTCGGTGCGTCCTGCTTGTCGCTCTTCGCGCGGTGACAGGCTTCATGTGCCGGGCGCAGATTGTCGTCGGTGTCGTCGCCGCTGATCTCCAATGCAATGACGTGATCCGCGTCCCAGCGTTCGCGGGTGCCGTCGATGCGTTGCCCGCAGATATGGCAAACGCCACCGTGTGCTTGGAATATCCGGGCACGACGTGTCGGGGACATGCGGCGCCGGGTCATGCGCTCGCCCTTTCGTCAGGATGAGGTTCGGACCACTGGACACCGTGCCGGTCGCCGTATTCCGAGATGAAGGTGATGAGATCGGCCATCTGCGCCTTCGTTAACCGCGAGGACCGCAGGCCCACCGGGAACGGCTCGCCGTTGAGGCCCATCTCGAAGCGCACCTCGTGGCCGAGCGCGTGCATGAAAAGCTGCTTCCACGTCTCGGGCGTGTGCTGCCGGCCGTCCGGGCAGGCCCGCGATATGTCGGACAGCATGGCCCAAAGGCGAGCATTCTGGGCCAGCGTCCGCTTGGGCAGCGCAACGTTGACTACGGCGTCGGCGGGCGCGTCGTCGATCAGACGCTTCGCCAGCGCGCGTTGCTCCGGGCCGCGCAGGATGACGGTCTGCCCTCGGCTACCCATAGACATGCTCCGCGGCGCCCTGTTTGGTTTGTTCCAACGCCTTCCGGCGCTGCTGCTCCACGGCCTGCACTTCCAGCCGCATCGACTCCGGCAGGCTCTCAACAGCCTCGTTTGTCTTTGGGTGCTGCCAAACCTTATCCAGCGCCTCGGGCGTGTCGGCCTTCTCCAGCGCTGCCTTGATCCGGTCGCGGGTTTCGGCGGGGTCCGGCGGCGGGGCGTCAACGCCAACGTGTCCGCGCTGCTTGTCGTAGAGCGCCAGACCAAACGGCCAGCCGAAAGTGCGCAGCGCACGCTTGAGCGCGTCAGTGACGGCCTCTTTCGTGGCACCCTCGATGGCATCGCCGGGCTGCTTGGCGAAGCCGCTGCCAAAGCCCACATCCTCGCGAACCGTGCCTGCCACATCAAGGCGCACCACGCACGTATAGGCGGCTACCCACTGCGGCTCGCCCTTGGCCGTAGTGACCTGCTCCAACAGGTCGCGTTCCAGTTTCTGGATCTCGTAGGACCAGGCGCCGTGGCCGAATATCCTGTTGGCCTCGGCAATGGCGTGCCAGCCCTCAATCCAGTCTCCTTTCGGACCAAAGCGGCCTTCGGGCTTGCGGACATGGGCCGGATCCAGCTTGGCATCCAGCAAGGGCTTTGCAGCTTCCCAGTCCATCAATCATCCTCCACGACTGAAAGGCGGTCACGCAGCGCGGCGGAAAAAGCGTGCCAGCGGCGATCAAGCGCCTGCATGTCGGCCAACGCTTGGGCCGAAAACGCATCCCCACGGCGCAGCGCTGTCGTCAGGCGTTCAATGCCGTCGAGATACAGCAAAGCGAACGCATCGCGCGGGCGAGTCTCGTCCTTGGCTCTGGGTAGTCCGGTCATTCCGGCCACTCCTGCACCGGCACGCCACGGTGCAGCCACAGGTATTTCCGGGCAGCGCGGGTGCGGTAGTTCCAGTCGAGCGAGCCACGCGGCCAGTCGCGCCGCTCGCGCATCATCTCGCGGAAATGCTCGCGGGCCGTCATTGCACCGCCTCCATTTCGTGACGTTCGATCGCCCAGATCGCGGCATTGCCAAGCACGCGCTCAGCCCATTCCCGATTGCGATAAATGGTGTGCGACGCGTCGGTAATGCTGATCCCGACCAGCTCGAACGCTGTCACGAGGCAGGCACAATGGTATTCGTCCATGCCGTCCGCATCATAACGCTGGAGGTAGGCGATGCACTCATCTTCCCGTTCACCTCTAGGGTCGGTCGCCTCCAGCCAAATATCCGACACGTTCACGGTGCGGGTTGCGTCCCGCGCCCATGCAGGCGCTTCGGTGTCGCGCTGCATCAGCATGTCGTCACCCCGGAAGCGGGCAGCGTCACCGGCGCCGGACGGCGCGGGGGCATGTAGCGGCGCAGGTCGTCGGTGCTGACGAGACCGCTCGGTGTGGCCAGGAAATCAGCCGCATCCAGCGTGTCGCGAATGCGCTGTTCGGGGGTGCGGGTGTCGGGTGTCATGTCTGTCTCTCCCATCGGCTGCCCCGCGATCTGCCGTGGCGTCGTCGGCGGGGTGTGATGGGGGATAGAGTAAGCTAAGAAATTTAGCTTTGCAAGACCAGATTGCTAAACTTTTTGGCTCTTCCGGTTGGCATTGACCAGAATCAAAAGCAATGCCACCTTAACATGTATTGGAACGAAAGGGGAACATTATGGATAGAATAGATGACCTGCGCGAAGGCGCGCGGCGGTCCGGCCTAACGATTGATTTTCTGGAGGCGCTAACTCAAGACCTGTCGCGCCAGGCATTGCGCAAGGTCATCGGCAACGCATCGTCAATGCCTTCATACATGAAGTCGAGCGACAACCCGTATTTGTTCCGCAAGGCCAAGGCGCCGTCGAGTGACAGCCGATGAGTGCCGGCTTCCCATAGGGACAAGGCGCTACGCTTCACGCCAATGCTGGTAGCGTATTCGGCTTGGTTCAGCCCGACAGTCTTGCGGTGCCACTTAATGCGTTCGGCTATATCGGCGTAGGGGCGCGGCGTATCGTTCATGCCGCCAATGGTCGCCGGCCAAGAAATTTGGCGCAACGCTGTTTTATTGGCTTGACGTTTGCTAACTAAGTTGGCAAACATGGGGTCATGAACAAGGCTGCTGTCCATCAAATCACCGATGCGTTGGGGTCTCACGAGATCGAAGACGCGCTTAACGTGTCGCGGCACTCGATCAGATACGCCAGAACAGAAGGGGTGTTCCCGGCCAGTTGGTATGGGCCGCTGTCGGCCATGTGTCGCAATGCTGGCATTGAGTGTCCCCTTTCTGCCTTCAACTGGAAGGCGCCAGCCAAAAATATTGGCGCGGTCGGCGGCGATTGCAAGGGCAGTTCCAAATGACCGCGGGCGCTACTCACATCAACTGCGTGAGCGAGTCAGGCTGTCGGGGGCGCAGCCGGTCGGCGCCCAGCTCCCGGAATCCCCTTGTGCGCGCCGGGGGTAAAACGGGCGCGCTTAACCACGTTCCTTGCAGGTTCGTCAGGGGCGGGCTTGCGTTGGGAGTGGTTTACCCATCTCGACCTCCCCGGCGGTGCGCCGCCGGGGCTTTTCCCCGGCCGTTCTTCGCCGGGTGCAGATCTGCCGTCCACATCGAGACCCGGACGGCGCGGGCCGGTGGAGATGGCCACCACCGCTGCACCCTGCCGAGCGCGGCGTGCGATGCGAGGACAAATCGGTTTAGTGGGGCCATCCCTCGGGGCACGAAGCGGCAGGCCACGCAACCGCGTTCCGCGTTCGGCCTGTCTGTCGGGGAGACCCGGCAAGGGCGGCAGGCCCGTGAGTGCTGCGCCACGATCCGGCGACAAGCGCACATGCTTGCAACTCTGGTGCATCAGGGGCTGGGGCCGCGACCAGTCATCAACGCGGGGCCGCTTTCCGAGCGGTGCTGTTGGTCCACACTCCGACCATCCCGTGTGGATGGCGGGTGCCACCCGAAAGGGCGCACGGCCAACAGCATCGCTCCGAGCGCGGAATGCAGTAAAGCCCGTGTCTGCCACCTGGAGGGTGATGACCGGAGCCAGCGGGTCCGGCCCGCGCTCGGCTTGTTCTCGGGGTCGCGCCCCGAGCCTGACCTGGGGTCATCGGGTGACAGGCGGGGAGAGACCCGCACATTACCGCTTTCCGCGCGGCACGCTGGGGGCTGCCAAAAACGGCCCCATCCCGGGCAGCGTGTCGCGCCGAGCGCGGCGTGCGATGCGAGGCAAGATCGGCTTAGTGGGACCATTCCTCGGAACACGAAGCGGACCCCCACGGCTCCGCGTTCCGCGTTCGACCCATCCCGCGCCGGGCGGGCAATCCCGGCACCTCCCTGTTGGAACTTGCCCGGCGCCTCGGCGTCGGGCGCCTTTTCCGCACAGGCGGCTCGGCCGCATCCGGGCCATCCGGCGTCGGCCCATCAACGGGCCGGGTCGTCTGTGCAGAGGGGGCGGTCATGACTTGCATTAGCACCGCCGCCTTAGCGGCGTTCCTAAGCCTGATCGACGTGCCTGTCACGTCCACGGCCACCGGCCTGACTGTCCACGCGGAAACCGGGCCGGTCGATTACTTGCGGACGAAACGCGGATGGTGCTGGGGGGCGCTATGAGCCAGGAAATCCAGTGCCGCGCCGGTGACACCACGGCCACGCTGCTCAGCGACGGGCAGACCGTGCTGCATGTGCGCCGCGGCTCGAGCGTCGAGATGCGGGTTGAGGATCTGGCCGAGTGGCTGGCGTTCTACGAGCGCAGGGCGTCCAGGCCGAAGGCGCGCGGCGCCTACGATGACGACGTGGCCGCGCTGCGGGATCTCAAGGCGCGGCTGGCCGAACAACGCGAGGAGGGCCGATAGATGGCAAGACCTTCCCGCCCTGAATACGACAGCGCCGAGTTTCGCGCCAGGTGGATGGCAGACGAAACGCTGCAATCCCTCGCCTCATGGCTTGGCGTTTCAACCGTGGCCGTCTGGAGGGCCGCAAAGCGTCGAGGTTTCCCCGGCAAGTATAGCGTGAGGGCCAGCCAATGACCATATTCCGCACCTTCAAGCTCCGCCGCGCCCGTGCAGCCCGTGAGAAGGCCGACAGGGCACTACAGCGCGCCGTGTGGGCGCGTGACACCCGAGCCATTCACGAGGCCCGCCAGAGGATGCGGGATTGCACTCACCGCGTGATGCGGTTGGAGGTGATGGGGTGACACGCGAGTATCTGATCCGGCTCCCTTGGCCCTTGACGAAATCCAGCCCGAACGGATCGCAGGGCGATTTCTACGGCAAGGCCAGCGCGGGCAAGTCCTACAAGCGGCAATGCGCATTGGAGTGCATGGCGCAGGGCGTGCGCCCGATTTTGGCCGGGTCTGTATCGGTCGAAGTGACGTTTCACCCTCCAACAGCCCGTGCCTACGACCTCGATAACATGCTGGCCCGGTGCAAGCGCGGCCTCGATGCCGTGGCCGAGGCTATTCGGGTCGATGATGCCGACTGGCAGGCCGTGGACCTTCGCCGTGGCGAGAAGGTCAAGGGCGGGGCCGTCCTTGTGCACGTGAGAACGCCCGACGCATGACGCAGGATCGGGGACATTGCAGCGGACATGGTGAAAGGGAGCGTGACGTGAACGCACGGGGCCACAACGAGCGGTCATTCCGCCTGGATGCCTTGGCAGCCGAGGCCCGCGAGGGCTTGGCCAAGGTCGAACAGGGTGAGGAATATACCATTGGCGGCTGGCTTGCCTATGGCCACGCGCTAAACGAGGGCCGGGCGCTTTTCCCCGGTGACCGGGAGTTCGGCGAGTGGGTTGACGCCAACGCGCTCCGGCAAGTTGCCGGTGCGGACGGGACACTACGCGACGTTGAAGATCACGAACGGAAGGCCGCGATGTGGGCCGCCGCCAATGCCGAGCAGTTCGAGGAAGCGCGCCAGCGTGGCAACCCTCGCACGATCCGCGGCATTTACGCCAAGTGGAAAGAGATCGAGGCCGAGCGCGTCGAGGAACAGCGCCGCTTTGAGGCAGAGGCGGCGGAAAAAGCCAATCAGAAAGCGGTCACCGCGCCGGAACTCGGTGGCGACGGGCAGGAAGCTGAGACGCCAACGCCGCCTGTGGCCGCCCCGTCCGATGACGATCCGCAGGTGCGCGGCACGAGCGCCGAGCCACAGCCGGGAGCTCCCGGCGCGGAACCGGAGCCAGAGCCGGTCGGGACCGGAGCCGAACCGGAGCCGCAACCCGACCCCTACGGATACGCCAAGCTGACCGAGGCGGCATTGCTTGAAACGGCCAACGGGCTGCGCGCCGATCTGGACGAGGAAAAAGCCCGCCGCAAGACAGCCGAGGCCGAGCGCGACGAGGTGAAGGCGCGGCTCAACGAGGCGCTGGCGGGTGACGACATGGGCCGGGCCTTGGGCAACGCGCAGAAACAGCGCGACACGGCAAAGCACAGGCTGGGCGAGGAACAGGCGAAGAATTCCCGGCAACAGCGCCGCATCGACAAGCTGACCGCCGAGGTGAAGCAGCTGCGCGCCAAGCTGGAAGGTCAAGAGGTTACGCTATGACCCCGATCCTTGACCGCATTCGCGCCCAGGGCGGTGAGGTAATCCGCAACGGCTGGAAGGTGACGATCCGGCGCGGACGGCTGGACGACGCTGCCCTGGAGTGGCTTCGCGAGAACAAGCCGCGCCTGATGCGCGAGGTCTGGCCCGAATATGACGAATGGGACGAGCGCGCCGCGATCATGGAATACGACGGCGGCATGGACCGGGCCGAGGCCGAGGCCGCCGCTTATGACGAAGTAATGGCGAAGCGGGAGGGCTGGAATGCTCAACTTCACGCCGCCTAAAGAGATCCAGCTTCGTGACTATCAGGCCGCCGCGATTGAAGGACTGCGCGACGGCATCCGCGACGGTCAGCGCCGGCAAATTCTCTGCGCGGGCACCGGGGCCGGCAAGACTGTGTGTGCTTCACACCTGCTGCGCGAGGCCGACCGCAAGGGCAGCTACGCGCTATTCCTCGTGGACCGTGTGGCGCTGGTCAATCAGACGAGCGCCGTGCTGGACGAATACGGTATCCGGCACGGCGTCCTGCAAGGCGACCACGAGCGCTACGCACCGCGCGAAAACGTGCAGGTGGCGAGCATCCAGACGCTCGCGCGTCGGCAGTTGCCGCGCCGCCCTGACCTGCTGGTGTGGGACGAGTGCCATTCGCTCTACAAAAGCATGCTGGAATACATCGGAGAAAACCCGCAGGCCGTGGTGGTCGGTCTGACCGCAACGCCCTTCACCAAGGGCATCGGACAGCATTGGGATGGCATCGTGAACGTGATCCCGACGCGCCAGTTGATTGACGGCGGGCACCTGATCGAGCCGACCATATACGTCGCCAAGTCGCCCGAGGACGCGGCCCTTGGCCTCAACAGCTATGGCGAGTTCTCGGACGAAAGCGCCACCAGCGCCGGGATCGAGATCGTTGGCGACGTGGTGTCCGAATGGGAAGCCAAGACGCACGAGCATTTCGGCGGGCCTGCCAAGACCATCGTTTTCAGCCCGACCGTTGAGCACGGGCGCGAGCTGTGCGCGGCATTCGCGGCGGCAGGCTACAACTTCCAGCAGATCAGCTATCTGGACCGCTCCGATGACGAGCGCGCCGAGAAGATCGCGGAGTTTCGCCGCCCGGACAGCATGATCCACGGGCTGGTGTCCTGCGGGGTGCTGACCAAGGGGTTTGACGTTCCAGACGTGCGAATCGGGATTTCCTGCAAGCCCTACCGCAAGAGCCTGTCGGGGCATATGCAGGAAATCGGGCGCATAATGCGCACCGACCCGGCGAGCGGCAAGGACAAGGCTTTGTGGCTGGACCATTCAGGCAACGTGGAGCGGTTTGCGCTCGACACCTTCGACGTGTGGGAAAATGGCGTTGGCGATCTGGACCAGTCGGCCAAGAGGGACGCTAAGCCCCGCGAGCGAAACGAGACGACGCGCGAGAAGGTCGTGTGCCCCGAGTGCAGCGGTGCGATGCGCGGCACGACCTGCATGGCCTGCGGCTGGGAACGCCCGGCCCGGAGCGACGTGACGGTGAAGGACGGCGCGTTGCAGGCGTTCGACATGGCGGCGGCTGCGATGGAGCCGCGCGCTGGGCTGCGAGCCGAGTGCCTGAAAGACCCGCGCAAGGTGTGGGAGGCCGCGCTGGCCTACACCATGACCAACACCCGCAAGGGCGAAGAGCACGCCCGCAAGTGGGCTTACGGTATCTTCCGCGGCGTCTACCCGAACAACAAGCTGCCGGCCGGCTGGTTTCACGCGGCCGTGCCTTCGGTGACTGATCCCGGTGCCGACGCGCTAGTCGAGCGCGAGGTCAAGAGGTTCAGGAAGCAGAACCGGAGGCGCGCCGCATGAGCCTTACGACCGCCATGCACGACGCCTGCGCCACCGTGGGCGTCCAGCCGCCGGCCCGCACGAAGCCGGGCGAATGGGTGCGCTGCCCGGTGGAGGGCAAGGCGCGATCCAATCGCAGCGGCGCGGTGCTAGTGTTCGACGACGCGCGCGGTGGTGTCGTCTGGAACTGGGTGAGCGGCCAGCAGCAGCGGTTTACAGCTGACGGGCTAGCCAACGCGGGCGAGGTGAAGTCGCCGCGTCGTGACCCGGAGGCCGAGCGCCGGGCGCGCGAGACGCAGCAGGCCGCGGAGCGCGCGGCGGGCGAGATGGTGCGCGCCGCCGAGGTCCAGCCGCACCCGTATCTCGCCGCCAAGGGCTTCGCCGACGAAACGGGCCTCGTGCTCGATGACCCGGCCGCGCTGACGCCGCGGGCCGAAACGTGGAACGGAATGCGTCACCAGCTCGCGCAGATGGAGGGGCCGTTCCTGGTCGTGCCGGGACGGGTCGCGAAGCGCGTCGTCACGGTGCAGCTGATCGACACCGAAGGCCGCAAGCTGAACATGAAGGCGGCGCCCATTAAAGGCGCGGCTCACAGGATCGCCACAGGGCGCGAAACATGGGTGTGCGAAGGCATTGCCACCGCACTGACCGTCAGGGCCGCCCTGCGGCTTCTCGGGCGCTCTGCGACGGTGCTGAGCGCGTTCTCGGCGGCCAACGTCGCAAAGGTGGCCGAAGAGTTCACGGGTAGCGTCATAGCGGCGGATCACGACGCGCCGCAGGAGGCGCTTCATGGCAAGGGCGCGGGCGAGTTCTATGCCGCGCGCACGGGCCGGCGGTGGGTGCAGCCGCCGGCGCTGGGCGACTTTAACGACATGCACCAGAGCGAAGGGCTGCGCGTAGTGGCGCTGCACTTGCGCAAGGTGCCGCCTTGAGGGCGCGGACATGCCCGGCGCGTCGTCCGGGCAACCACGGGCCAGAAGCGAAGCGCGGCGGCTCGTGCGGCATGGGGATGGCAAGGCCCCGGTGCAGCGCCGAAAGCCTGCAACATAGGCCCCCTACCAGTAGCCCCCAGCGCGTGAGCGTTGGACGCGAAAGGGTCAAACGACGCCAGCAGCCTTGCCCACACTGGACGCGGGGGCACAGACCACCCGCAGCCGCCCACGCATGGCCATCGGAGAGCGTGACGCGGTGCCGCCAGGTCGCGAAAGCGAGCGAAGCCACGGTGAAGGGCGACAGCCTGACCCCGCCCGCGCCTAACAGCGCAGCCGCTCCGATGGTGTGTGATGGTCCCAGGCCCGGCTCGGTCGGCAGGACTGCACGCTTCGTCCCCGTCGCGGGGCGAAGTGTGCCCGGAACCCGACCCTCTCAATCGGCAGGACCGGGCGCAAAGAGGACCGGGCAGGAACGGAGAAAGCAGGATGGAAGGCATGGAGACAGGCATGGAATTGGAAGCCCGGAAACCCCGTCCAATGCCCGCGCTGCGGCGGGTTCGCAAGGTATCAGGAGGAATGACATGACCGACCGCAAGCAAGCACTGACCGACCGGGAGTGGCCGCCGGCGCGCAAGCTGGAGCTGTTCGCCCGCCGTCCGCGCGCGGGCCGGGCGACATGGGGCAACGAGGTGGACCGCTTTGTCGTGTGACCGGAGCCGGGCCGGCCCAATACACGACGCTGGGGCCAACGGATCGAGCAGAGAGGATAGCATGACGCGATACACGGACATGAGCGTCGGCGACACGGTGCCAGTAAGCGCGACGGCGGCGATGCTGGCCGAGGATCTGCCCGAACCAGAGTGGCACATCCTGACCACGGCGCCGCAGGCGGAACTACCCGCGATCGCGTGGCTGGAGCGCAACGGCGTTCCGGATGCGTGGTGCCCGACGGAGACGCGCTGGAAGAAGGTGCCGCGCGGCCGTCGCAAGCGCGTGGAGTACCAGGCGCCGATTGCGCCGCGGTACGTTTTCGTGCCGTTTCCCCGCCGGCCGGTCTGGCATGTGCTGTTCGAGCGTGCCCGCGGCAAGCTGACCGGCGTGGTTGCCAAGGACGGTGTGCCGCTGTGCATTCCCGAGGCGCAGATCGCGCAGATGGAGCAGGTGCCCAAGCGTTTGGCCGCGATCAAGGAGCGTGAAGATAGGCGGCGCCGGGTCGGCCCGGGCGACCGTGTTCATATCGCCTCCGGGCCGCTGCAGGGCTGGACGGTGGAGGTGGCGCGCATCCATGCCGGGATCGCTTATTTCGTGGCGCCGCTCCTCGGTGAGCGCGAGGTGGCGGTGGGCGTAGACAGGCTGCGGAAAGTTCAGGCTTGATGCACGACATGTTGTGTGGCATTCTTCGCGCGAAGCCCCCGAGACAGCCGGTATCGGGGCCGCGATGGCGCACATAGCCGGATGCGCACGGGACCGGGAGACACCCCGCGCCACGCCGCCCACCGATCGGATCGCGGCGTGAGCCACGGCGGGGGTGTGTTATTCTGACTGCACGAGGCCCGTCATGCTGTCACGCCTGCAACTCAGCGCGACCGGTAACGCGCACGAGCAATTCGAGCAGGCCGTCGAGGCGCTGGGCTCCAAGCAGGCCCACAAGGCCGCGCGCCGCGCGGTCAACCACACAGGCCGGAAGGCATTCACCCGCGTCAAGCGCGCCGGCGCCAAGCAGGTGGGCTTGACCCAGAAGAAGCTGATCGAGCTGGGCGCCATCGAGAAGCGCCGCGCCAGTGGGGGCGGGCTGTCCTACGAGATCACTTCCAGCGGCAAGGCGCTGTCGCTCAAGCACTTCAAGGCAAAGCAGTTCAGCTACGGCGTGAAGGCCAAGCCGTGGGGAGAATCGCGGAAGTTTCCCGGCGCCTTCATCAATGTCGGGACGTTCCGCAGCGGCGTGCCGTTCGATGACGGCCACGCCTATGTGCGCACGAGCAGCAAGAGTTTTCCGGTGAAGCGCATGTTCGGGCCAGCCATTCCCGAGGAGCTGGTGCGCGGCGAGTCCCGCGAGGCGTTCGACGAGGCGGCGGGCGAGCTGGGCGACCGCATCGGCCACGAGATCGGCCGGCTGACCGACGGGGTGGTGAGCTAGTAGCTGGGCGCGAAGGCGCAATCGAACGCGGTCTCGCCAATGTCGATGGTGACGAATACGTCGGCGACCTCGCCTTTTGTTCGGCGGTCCGGTGCGGCGGCGGCGTTCTCGACCGCGGCCAGCACTGCGCCCATCGCCCCGTCCGGTCCAAGCGACGGCGCAAGCGCGTGGAGCACCCGGGCGCAAAGCGTGCCCACGTCTTCGACGGTACGGGTCGACGAGTACAGAACGGAGACGATGGAGCCGTAGGCGCGTACCTGCATGTCGTTGACGCGGACCTGGCAATAGGCATTGCCGGGTTCACGGTCAGGGTCGCACGGCTCGGCGAACAGCATCGAGCTCGGCGTCATGCCGAAGTTGCGGTCGAGTGCCGACAAAACGGTCTGCATGTTGCGTTGCGGCTCGGCCCGCTGGATGTCCGCCGAGGCAGAGGCGGCGGAGGCGGCAAGGGCCGCAGCGGCGGCAAGTCGTGAAAGCATCGGGTCGGCCTCGCTGTTGTTGGTGCAGGAAGGATAGCAGGTGGCGGGGGCCGGGGCACCCCCCCCCCGGAACGGGTCCCTCT